ACGGTTGACGGTACGAACGCAACGATGAGGTGGTCGGTGGGGTCGTGGGGTATTTCTAGTTTGTCTATCTCTGCTGGGTCGTCGGGGAGTTCGACTCGGCGTACTACATCAGGATTTTCAAATCCGTCGCGCACATCGTAAACAACAGCGTATTTGCCGTGTTGGGTGGGTTGTACCAGCATTTTGTATAGGAATGTGTGTCCACGGTCGCCAGGGTTCGTTGCGAACATAACGTGGGTTCTTACACCTAGCGCAGTCATTTTTCGGCTGGTTCGGAGTCGGCCTGACATCATGAGCATTTGGTAGGGGGTGAACTGGGTTGCTTCGTCAAAACCGATGAAGTCGTACTCGGCAGACATATATTGACCAACATCTTCGTCGCGGGCGCAGAACCCGTATTCAATAATGGATCCGTTGCCGTACCACCAGGCTTTAACGTTGTCAATGGATCGCAGGGCTGCATCCACGTTTAGTTGGGCGTATCGGACTTGGGATCGGATGATGAGTGATCGTCGTAGTTCGGGGAGCGCGGTACGGACGAGGAGTGTTCTATGACCGGGGTATTTGGCTGATAGTTCGTGGGCGTGGTAGGCGAGCAGTTCGGATTTGCCACCACCAGCTGCACCACCGTAGAGCAACCAGTCAACCTTCTTGACTAGGGCGTGGGCTTTCTCTTGGCGTTTGTTACCTGTCAGTTTCCATGCTTGTAGGTCAATCTCAAGCAGTCGAAGGTATTCGTCTTGTTCTGCACCTGTGAGTTGACCAAACTCGTCGTCTGACAGGAAGTTCATAGTTCGCTCATGGTGCGACCCGCAAACCGCTTGTTAGCGACTGGAAGGTTGTTGGCCACGATTCCGATCTTGTTGCTTGGTGCAACGACGGCAAGTAGGTCATTGTCTGACTGGTCAAAGTATCCCGCTGCTTCTAATGCTTCTTTGGTGGGGAAGACATCGGCGTGACGGTCTGTTTCCCGGTCAATGAGGTGGTCTTGTTTGCCACCGTAGGAGAACACGACTCTCAAATTTTTAGGTATGTAACTGCTTTTTTTGAGCATTTCTACTTCTTTGGTGTACGCATAGAACAAAATGTGGTCATGTTCGTAAGCAATGTCAATCCAGTCGAAAAGGTACTCAGCACTAAAGAAATCGCCTGCATCGTGGATTCGGACAGCTCGTCCACCACTTAAGACCCATTGGTGCAACCATTGATCGTTTTCATCGTGGGGAAGATCATGTGGTTTGTTTGTTGGCAAGAATCGTTTGTGATCTAATTCGATAGCCATTTCTTGCCACCAATTTTCGTTGTACAACACATACTCAAGGTTTTGTAGGTGGCGACGGCGCACGTTAGAGAACAGGTATGTTCCCATTTTGGCGTAACAAACACGGCCACAAGCACCAGCGTTCGGGCAAGTGTTGAACCAGGAGCCGTCCGAAAGTTTCAGAGTGTGCGCTGGCAAAGTCCAGTTCCACACACCGACCTTGCGTAACTCGCTGTTCTGTGTCAATAAACGGTCAGGTTTAGTTGTCATCCGCTTTGTCCATCCCCTATTGCTCGCAGACCCGCCTCGACACGGGCTTTCGCTTCTGATCTTAACTCTTCTAAGCGTGACAAACGGTCTTCGGGATTCCCGGTGCGGTTCTCGTTGATCGTTGTTGCCTGGCCTGACTCCAACCTGAGGATGTCATACCAAATCTTCGCCACCTTAGTAGCTTCTTCGGCAGACTTGATCTCCCATTCGTTGCTAACCAGGCGTAAACCGAGGTCAACAATGATGGATTGCGCCAATTTGGGCAGTATTTCCCGACTAGCGACCCCTGAAGCAAGCAGATCTTGCCCCAATACCTTTAATTGTTCGGCTGACTTGCGTCGTTCTTCCTTTTCCAGCACCTTTTTGACCCGAACCTCTTCAATGTCGGCTGCACGGGACGCTCTTTTGGCTTGTTGAGCCTCGCCTTTAGAAATAATTACCACTTCATTTAAGTCATCCACCACTTTGGTGGGCTTCGACTGGGTCGGACGGCGACCTTTGATACCTTCAATGATGTCATCTGCGTCATCGAACGCTTTACGCATCGTCATATAAGGTCTTTGCCCGATGTCAGATCATGAAGGGTGGCCCAAATCTGCATTGCGAGCGAACCAACCGACTGCGTAGCGACCATTTCGCCTGCTGTCAACGAGTTCACGTCATAAGAACGCTCCGCAAGCTCGACAATGTGCGCTGCCGCACAAAAAGCTGCCTTACACATATCAGGAGTTAGGAAGATCCCGGCTGACTCCAGCGCAAATCGGGCTTGAGCAACAAGAGCATCGTTACCTAATCTTGTAACAGTTCGCATCAAATCATCAACAGTTGCCATATCTTCTCCCAAATAAACTTTGTCCTGTTACAAAAACTGACACTATCACCATACAGCCCCATGGTAATGTCATGTCACCGAACTTACGAAGCTTGAGCCTGTCGGGATGACACGCCAAGCGGAACTCGCCCGTAGTAAGCCTGTCTAACCAGGAGCGTAGGGACATTGTGACCTGAAAGGGGGTTCGGATCCCATGCGTGGAGTCAAGCCAACAGTCGAATTGGATGCCAGCCAGTAAGCCGTGGGTAGGTAGTTAAATAATGAAACGAGTGAACATCGTTAAGGTTCGGGTGTTGGTACGGTGTAGGGCCGCCAACGGTAGGGCATTGGGGCAGACCGAAAGGTCTGAGACAACGTACAAGTCACCGATGTGACAACACACGGATGACAACAACGAACTTCGACACCTGCAAGGTGGCGATGGTGAGGCGTTAGCCGCCAACGGCGGAAGCCCTTGACCTTGACCTTGCATCAGTTGACCTACCAAGGTCGAAGACCCCAAGCCCCCGGCAAGGACACCCTTTGAAAAAGGTCGAAAAATACGGGAGAGTGAATAGGGAGAGGGGGGGTGGGGCCCCCCAATGGGCGGTGGGGGGTGCGGCCAGGGTTTGGGCATGGTCACGAGGTAGGTGGTGGGGCATAACAGACTGGCGGTCTAGCGCGTAGGTCTAGGCTGGCGGTCTAGGTTCGGGCATGGGGTGCGCGGGGTTCGGTCGGTCAATGGGTTACGGGGTAGGGCTGGCGTCCTCGTTCCTCGGTTGCCATCAAGGCGACGGGGTCAGCGTGCTTACCGACAGGGGCGGCCAATCGGGGCGCGTCTCTGGCCGAATAGTTTGCGGTCTGGCCGTCTCGGTTGGTGGTTCTAATAATGGCGGGGGTTAACACTTGACATTCGTCCGAAAGTGTGCGCATAATCTAGGGGTGAGGTTGTGCGATCTCGCCCGACTGCGGTCGGTCATCAGATAGGGGTTAATCATGAAGGGTTATCTAATTACCACGCCGACGGATTTGGCGCGGCGGCTTGCGGATTATTACGGCGGGACGGTTTCGCGTCCGTTGTCGCAGCCTGATATCTGTGTTGTGATGTATAACGGCGCGCGGCTTGCGGTTGTGTCTCGTGAAGAAGACCCCGCGGGGCTGTTTCTTTTCAGTGGTGGGCGCGGCATGGTCAAGCCTCACGGGTGGATGTTTGACGATGCGCTCGCGTTTGTGAATCGCGTTTTGACTGTTGGCGGCGAGGATGTCCCGACTAATTTCATGACCGATCTACGACGGGACGCTGCGCGGTGGAATGCGTTTATGAACGGTCCCGAATATGTTCGGCGGCGTGTTCCGTTTATTGTGTGCGCATCATGTGACAATGTCGGTAATGAAACTATGGTGAATCCATTAGTGGCGGCGGTTGTCCCGTGGGATGTCATGGGCGACGCTCGTTCGTTTGCTTTTGTGTGCGATAAGTGCGCGAGCGGTTCGGCGGTGGTGTTGTGATTGACCCGTGTTTAGATTGTGGTTTGTCGACGGCGTTCGGGTCGGGTCGGTTTGTTAATCGCATACCAGCCGACAGGGAAGACTACGAGACGGGCGAATACCGCGACGGTTTTCTATGTGCCATGTGTGCGGGTTACGAGTGCGATAAATGCGGCGGGCAGATTTACGTCGATACCGAAACACGCGCCGAAGACGCGCGCGGGTTTGTTTCTGTTTTTCATGCTGAATGTTTGGGGGTGGTGTCATGAGCCGCGCGGATTGGTTGCCGACAGTCGTTGCGAAGATCGGCGGCGGGGTTGTTGTCTCGTGCAAGTGCGGCGAGTCGTTGCGGTTCATGCTGCACCACGACGCGAAGACAGCACCATTGGTTCAGATCAAGAAGAACGGCAGCGCGGCGGCATTGGTTCCTAATGCGTTTCCGCTCCCTGTTGGTCCTCTTGATACTGGCGGGTCTTGCGATGCCACGACGGCGGCTTGCGTGGACTGCTACGCGGCGAACCTTGAGAACTTGTACGCGCCATTCGCGCGGG